CAGAACTTAATGTTGTTTGTTTTGCAGTTTCAATAACTGTACTCTCGTATGTGTTATACTGTTCCCAGATATTCATACGGAACGAACGTGTATCAGTAGTTTCTGTAGATCCACTAGCGTTAGTTTGTACTAGTACACTGATATTTTCATGTACATCCATTGGTAAAAATTCTTCGTTCCAACCTTCTTTAACTGACTGTTGGAATACATTAGCATCATAAATGTACGCTATATCCCCATCTACTGTTGTAAATGTTATTTCATCCACATGTTCAGGTGCTGTAGTAAATGTTCCACCAGTTAGTATAGTATCTCCAGCCCATGTTCTTTCAAATCCAATATCTTCATATTTCATTGTAATAATACTATTACGGCTTATTTCATCAATTTGACTTTCCACTGATTCAATATGCGTATTGCGATCTGCTGTGCTATGTAATTTAGTATGGAATGGCTTAATACTGTTAAAGAAATCTTCAACTACATTTACATTATACTTACCATATTTTTCTTTGCTTGTAAGTAATGGGTGCTCAACATTTAGTTTTACAAACGTAGTTTTAAATGCAAAATCATCTGCTGTATTATCAGAAATTGCTTGATACAAACATTTAAACCATAGTTTGTTATATTTAACTTGATGCCTACCTACAAATATATAAGACCTTAGTCCATCAAATATGTTTCCTAATATACCATCAACTGAATTATCATATCCGTCTGTATCAAAGCCACTAATGTCGTAACCAATTCCAAACTTTTCAGTGTTCCAAAGCTCTTCACTTAATTGTATTGTGCCTTTAACTTTGTGTTCAAGAACCCATTCGTCATTAATACGACTGTAAATTTCAGGTCTATTAATACCATCACTGTGAACAACTGTTGTTATTTTTAATGTATCACCATTGACATAAGAGAATGGAACACCAAGATCAGGATTTAGCTCGTCTTTACTAGTTGCTGTATACTTTGGAGGAATACTAGTATTGTATTCATATGTTAAACTATCATTATTGTCATATGTTCTTCTAATGTAGTCAGTGTAATTCCAATAAGGTGATACATCATATGTTATAATACCTTCAACATAAGTTTTGTTCATAGCAGTTTCCCATCCATTAACACCATCAGTTAATGGAATATCAGCAAGTAACTTGTTGACAGTTTCAACAAAGTTTTGTCTTGCAACAGGAATTTCTCTTACTAAACTTTGTCTTGGACGAATTAAATGTCCAAAACGATTGTAAGGGTGTAGGTTTAAGTCTGGCAATGCATGTGGTCGACTAATATCAATATCAGATTCTGGTGTACCATCTGGTAAACTATAATCATATACTCTACTCCAATGACTCTGATCTGTGTCAGTGCTTGGTTGGATATTAGTATTACCTTGTACTAAGTTAATATAAAAGTTATCGCCTTCTTGTACAACGACATCTTTATTATAAACTGCTGAATTATTCCATGTTGTATATGTATATCTTTCAGTATGTCTATTATAACCAGTTAAACTATCACGCATTTTAATATGCAACTGCTCTGGAATAATGCTTGTGGGATCATTCTCTGACAACAGTGTCCATTCGCTGAGCGGAAGTGCATTACTGTCTATACGTTGATTAACTTGTACTACTGTGTTATTTGTAATGGACAGATCAATATTTGATAGTAATAGTTCGTTTGCTCCTGCGGCTGCAGCCCAACTAATATCAAATGCACTTGGATTTTCTAGAAGTCTAGCTAATTGATATGTGTTGTAGTTGCGTTGGCTAAGAGTATTTTGCTTTCCTTTAACCCAAAAGAAGTAACTCTTTTCTGTACGTTTTGTGTTACTGTTATAACTTTTTTCTTCTGTCCAATTATAAACAGTTTCATTATCAATTTCAACACTTAGTGGAGTTCCAGTTGCTAGAGTACCGTCAATAAAACCGCCTCGCTGAACAAGATCCAGCCACTCTTCAGGAGGAACACTACTACGAGTCCACTCATATACATCAATACTAGCACCATCAAATAGTCTGGCCCAGTATGCTTGTTTATAATCAATACTACTTTGTTCATAATCAATATATACGGCAGTATTAATATCCCACCAACGTAGCCCAACTTGCTCTGATGTCCAAGATTTTGTATTTTCATTAAATCCATTAATTGTATTGTAGTTATAACTTGCAATATCAGCAGTTAGTATAAAGTCTATTTCTTTTTCAATAAACCCAGGAATAATACCCTTGGCTGGATCAAATATTTCAAGTTGTGTAATAGTGCTTCTTGTATATGCATCATAAAGTTTTACACTTTCAATAAGATCGTTACGTGCTTGAACACTACTTTGTCTAACTTTAACCCATCCATTTCCAGTATGTCCAGTATTGTTAGTATAGTTTCCATCCCATTTATAAACAGCTGGATTGCCATTTCCATCATTGTCAACAAAAGCATACTTTGGTGTTTGTTGACTATTTTGTCTATAACCATTGAAGTTATATTTGAAAACACCATTTACTGTACTGTTAGTATTATTATTAAGTGTAGCATAATCAGCAAATCTAACATTTCTTAGTGGATAGATATTACCAACTGTGCCGGTTTCTTGAATATACTCATCAATATAAAATTTAAGTATACTGCTTGATGATACTTCAGTAACACGATGTATTCCATCAATGCTGGGTAATGTATTACTGCCTACAATAAGCACATAGTCATTTTCAACAAGGTTATGTGCTTGAATATTGCTACTACTAAGTTTAACTGTAATTTCTGCATCATCTGCATCGTTAATACCAGCGCATGCTTTGGTAATACTCATACCAAAATCCATTGTTTGATACACTGCATATCCACTACTACTGTCGTCATCACCAACGTTATCCGCAACCCAAATACTAAAAACATGTGGATCATTGGTCATCTCTTGGAAAATTTGATTACCATCACTTCCAACAAATGCGTTAAAGACGTTGCTTACTGTTGTTTGTGTAGCACTAAGTGTTTGTGCAGTTAATCCTAATGTAGTATTAGCAGTACCAGAACCAAGAATTAATGTAGAATTAGTACTGGTTAATTTTAGTCTGTTGTTGCTGTTGCTAGCACCTATTCCACTGATTGCTGCATTATTAATAATGTTGATTATTGAATTAAGATCAACAGTGGCTGAAACTTGTGTTACGGTTGTAGGTGCATTGGTAACGCCACTACTTAATCCAATTACACTATTTGCTGACCCACTACCAATATAAAGGGTTTCATTATTACTATTGAGTTGTAACACATTATTATTGGCACCGCCTAATTGTGCAGTGACTCCAGTAATATTTGCATTGTTAATTTGATCTACTACTTGTGCAATAGTTAAGTTTGGACTATTTGACACAATTGTACCACTACTTGTTTCAGTTGTAGTACCAACTGTACTAAATCCAACTTCAGCGTTAGCAGTACCAACACTAATAGTTAATGTAAACAATGTGTTTGGTGTAGTTGTTGTTTTTACAATAGCAAGTCTATCATTACTATTGATTGCTGTTGTATTTGTAATACTTGCTAAATTAATTTTATCAATGATTTCTGCTAAAGTGTATGATTTAAATACTGTAGCAGTGGTCGATAGTACTATTGTACTTGAACTAAATGTAGTTGTTGGGTTAGCTATTAACCAGTTTTTAGTTGCAGTAATATACTGACCGGCTGCTATTGAACTTTGCGCACTACTAATATCTCCAGGAGTTATAGTTTCAGTACCTGATGCAACAGCGGCACCATCATATGTTCTATTCAAAGTATTATTAATAATAGTTACATCGTTTAGAAGGAGGCTAGTAAGCTCTGCTTCCCAAGCTGGTGTTGTAGCAATTTCATTAACAAGTTTAGTTATGTTTAACCCTGCATTGCTTGCACTAAAGTAATCATTTAACCAAGAAACCCATGCTGAACTACTATTACCATTAATATATGCAACTCGTAAGTTGTTAATAGCAGTACATCTACTAGTTGATGTTGCAGCGATAGTTGATAAGTTTGCAGTCCAACTGTTTGTAAATGCATTTGTAAATGCTGTATTAGCAACTATGTTAGAAGTAATAGTTTCAGTTTCGTCAAAGTCAACAGTTTGGTTATCAATAATTAACGTCTTAGTTGCACTTCCTTGAATTTGTGGATTTATAATATCACCAACAATAGTAATATTATTATACACTGTACTTGTAGTTGTACTATTAAATGTAACTGTTCGAGCATCAGCACTAGTTGAACCTAGTATAATTGTTGAGTTATCAGTAACAACGTTAGTGTCGCCGATGTTATTTTGCCCTGTAATATTAATGGTACCAAATGTTGTAGTGTCTGTTGTTTGCTGTAGGTTGACTGTGATGCCATCAATAATAACAGTTTGCCCAGTGTTTGGAATAACTGGAAGTGTAACTGTAGCTGTTGTCTCAATTGGATCGTTTGGTTTTGTTAACCCACTTGTACCGTCAGGGTCAAGCATTTCCCATACTTTACCATCATATATAACACGGTCTTTGTATTTGTATGCTGTTTTGTTGTCCCACTGTTTGATGTCTTTCCAATCGCCATTAAAGCTATATGCTTCTTTTACTTCGTTAGGGAATTGTAAAAAATCATTTTTGTTTAGTACACGGTAATCAGTTTCCGTTAGTAACGGAAGACCTGCTGTAACAAAGTCATTTGCATATAAGTTTTCTTCTGCTATAGTTGTATAATTAAACGTTTTAGAAGGTCTGGTTGTAAAGTTATTTCCTGGCTCACCTTCAACTAGTAGCGGACTATTAAAGTCTACATCAATAACAATATCACTCAAGACATCGTTCAGCTCCGTGGAGCTAAAGCGAACTGGTTGTGGATTTGTTTTTATTAAATCGTTTGTTAGTTGAAATTCTAGCGTGTTTCTACTACGTGTATCACCATAGTCTGCTGTGCGGATTGCCCACTCTTCGTGTACTGTTGCAGTTGCCATTGTACCAAATAATGAAGTATTACGCATAAATGCATTTAAGGCATGTCGTGTACCTCTGTACTTACGGGTGCCTTTTACAAAGTTAAACAATGTATCATCATCTAGTCCAACAATATCATTCCAGGCTGGCTTATTATATCCAGTATTAAATCTTGCAGTATCAACTTGTTGTTGATTACTTAGTGTATTGCCTGGACCGTAGTATTGATCAATTTCATTAGCTACTGTGTCAAAGTTAGGCACAACACTATTACCATTTACAATGTAACCTGGTGCAAATAATTTACCATTCCAATTTTTACTACGGCTACCTCTCCATATAACTCTTTTATGACGCATACCAAGTGCTGGATTGTAAATTAAGTCATCAAAGTTTGATTCATTATCAACAACCATTACATGTTCTATCTCAACACGATATAAACGGACACCATATATTTCTGTGCCAGTTGTAGCTTCTATTGTAGTCATAGCGCCATCATTACCAATAACGTCACGAGTAATAATAAGTTTATTGTTTAGTAGTTGTAGTCCGGCTTTGCCCACTACATTGTATTGACCATCAAACTTGTTATTGATATTGCTAAAATATCCGTTTGATTTTTCATTGATTTCTATTTTAGTAACACTTGGTATAGCATAATGTATAGCATTTAATTTTGCTGTTTCAGACCAAATAACTGTGCTACTTGCAACACTGTTCCAAGATAAATTCCAGCCTTTGCTTTCCAAATACAACCCATATCCAATTATAAATTCATATAAATCTTGAATACTGTCAAACACTGTGTTATAATCTAGTGTGCTATTTGTACTGCTATGGTGTTTGTATTTGCTAACTGTTGTATCACCAGCGGTAACTGTGAGTGCTCCAGCATCTTTATTTGGTTTAAAGTATACGAAGTTTTGCTTAGTAGTATCGTAACCTGTTACTTTATAACCAGTAGATACTTTTGTTATTTTAACAGCACCAAAAAATAGTTCTTCTTTTGGTTGACTTGTATACAATACTGTGTTAATGTTTTCTTCTGGTATATTAACACGGCCTTTGTCTTGGCTACTCTCAAGAATAATTTCTTGGTTACTGTTAATAAATCCACCAGCTTTAATTATTGGATTGGTAGTGTAATTTTCAAAACGCTTACTAACAGTTGATACTGTAGTGTTGTTATAATGCGCAAAGTTAATCAATGCATTGTTTAGTCCAGCAATATAACGGTTGGCACCAGCAGCTAGTATTACACTAAATGTTGCAGATCCAGTGTCAGGAAAAACTGATGGTACTGTTTGATAATTGCCACCTGGATCAGTTACTGCAACTGATGTAATTACTCCACCACTTACGGTTGATTGTAGTTTTCCACCACTACCAAAGTTACTAAACACACTAAGTTCAGGGGCGCTTGAGTATCCACTACCGCCGTTTTTAACGTTAACTAGTTCTATAATGTTATCGTTGTATGTTGAATTAGACAACGGCACTAACTTATTATTTCCTAGCATCAGTGTATCTGCATACATGCGGTGTAATGTGTTAAAACTTCTTGATGTTCTTTCTTTACTACGGAAATATAAATTTGATATTTGCAATGGACGTAATTTAAGTAGCGCATAAAATAATGCAAGTTTATAATTACTTGTTTGGCGCCATTTGTTTTCAATAGTGCCCCAATCACCAAATACAATCTCAGCCATTGCTTGTGATGATGTTGGTGATGTAACAACATTTGCAGTTACTGGATCATTTAACACTCCACCTGTAGTTACAAGTGTGTTTGTTTGCCAATCGTAAGCACTATAACTGTATGTTAAGTTATATTTTTTTGGACTTAATGCTGGGTCGTTTGAGTGACCAGATTCTAATGCAGCAATCAATGCTGTGCGTTTAGTTGGATCTGACCAACTATAATTTGTATCCCACCAAGTTGGCTTTTGGGTGTATCCAAACATTTCCCAAGGATGTGTATGTGGACGGTCTGTGTTAAAATAATAATTATACAACCCTCTCCATCCACCGATCTTTGGACCTACTGCACTATAATTCCAAGTGAACTTGTCACTAACATTATATTCAGCGGCATCATGTACGCTAGTAATGTTGTTTTTAGTTTTCCATTTATTAAAGCTACTGCGCAATGCATTAGTTAAATCAGTCCAGTTATATCTGTTTGGACGGCTTGCTAATGGCAAATACATATTATGCGATGGTACTGATTTATCATCTAAGTTATTAAACACTCGAGACTCAAGCTCAAATAATACAGCATCTTCAATATTAAACCCTGATACATTTCTATTATATAATTCAGTACCCTTACGAGCAGTTATTGATCCATCATGTCCGTATATTGAAGTTGCGTCTACTTTGACATCGTACTTGCTTAACAATCCTAGCTTAACTGCACTAGGCGGAGCAAAACTAGGACTTGTTAATGGATACCATCTAATTTTAATTAAGGCTTCACCGTTACTATCAAAAGTTACACTACTAGTAACAGTTAATTGGTTTTGTGTAACTGTGTAATCTTGACCGTTTAGTAACGATCTCCAACGATGGTTACCAGAACCATCAGCATCACGTACACTTACATGTATGTGGTTAGATGTATCATCATATGTGTTAATAGTTTGTGGTAATTTAAAAACAGGACTCATTGATGCTGTCCATTGCCCACTAAATTCTTCATACTCTTTATACTTTATCATTTCACTGTTAGCAAACAAATCGTTACGATTTTTTCCAACGTTTATGCTAGTCAACGCTTGGTCCACTAGTGAAATAACACTAAATGTACTATCAAGTGTGTTGTGTAATTGCATACACTTCTGTATAAATTGTTGTTTAAAGTTACTATAACTATCCATCGCAAACTTTAAACTATTAAACATATTGCTATCAACAAACATTGATGTTTGATTTAACAATTCTGTCGAGTATGGCTGTTGACGGATAGTACCGCCAAATTCATGTATGTGTGGTAAAGTTCTGTAGCTGTTAACTCCAAAGAAACTGCCAGTGAAGCCAGGGATGCCTTCCATTTGTTGTTTCATATGTGTTATTATATCACCAAAACTAACATCAGTTAATAGTTCATTTTGTGGATTTAATACGTGCGTATCAGCTGGAAGGTTAGTACCTTGTAAAATATTGTCGTTAGTATGCCAGACAATGTCAAACAGATCATTAATATTAAACCCACTAGGAATAGTTATTTTATTGTTGGCTAGCGTATATACTGTAAATGGTTTTCCATTTCTAGTAACTGTTAGATTGTTTGGTATTGAATCGCTGTTTACATATATCAATCCACTTACACTGTTATCACTAACAAGTCTATACATAATTGCTTCAGTAAGAAAGCTGTTACTTACAGTTAGTGTACGAGTGTTTCCTACAGGTGTACCAAGAGTGACATTAGCTAATGCTGTACCGTCAGGTTGTAAAAACTCCAAGTCTGTGATATCAAAGATTGTTGATATATTATATGTTTTAGTTCTATCAATGAACAATGATGGATTCAATCCATTTATGCGTTCTGGGTCTGCTGTAGTATTTGTACTGTTCCACTGGAATACTTGTATTTTATCATTACGTTTTGATATCTTAAATGTATCAGGTGCATCAATGTTAGTTGTACCAATGTCAATTACAATTGGATCAGTATTAGTTACTACTTTTTGTATATGTTTTTTAACAGGCTGATGGTTTCTAATTGTTACCCAACCGTTATTAAAAGAACTATCACTAAGTTTTTTATAATAATAGTATCCTTGTATTTCAGAAACATTAGACGCATCACTGTTTGATGGAGTATCTGCTGTGTTTAATTGAAGATAGTTATATCTCTTACTGCCAAGTTCAATATCAAAACTTAGTCCTGGTGTGTTGCCATAATCTACATATCTTGGACTAAATCCAAGAGCAGTGTCAACAGTTGTATCACCAGTGCCATAATTAAAAATGTAATCACCGGAAAAATCACTGTTTGGATATGTTGCAGCATTGTTGAGTAATGTGCTGTTACTGTCATATAAGTTAAACTTAATACCTTGACTGCGATAACTTTTCTGTTGAGCATACACCCAAGCAGATCCATCCCAATACCATTCGCTTCCACTATAAATGTTGTTAGGGTATGATTCACCAAATACATTGTTGTATCCAATACGAACGTTTATGCCAGCACCAGTAACTAACGGTGTTGAGCTAGGTCCGTATATCTGTGTAAGTGCAGTAACAACATTACTTGCATCTACAGAGACTCTGTAGATATTATTATTATAAGGCGCTGTTGCGTTTAGGAATAATATAGTATCATTGTCTTGTAAATTACGTGCTTGTACTTGTTTCCAATAAACTGCGTTCTCAGAATAACTTGGGTTTTTACTTGTAGTGTGTGTCTTAATACAATTCCAATAAGTTGATACACCATTGCTTAATAATCGAACACTTGATCCGTATTCATATCCTTGTTCGTTCCAGAACAAGTTAATTGATTGTTCTGCTAAATTCCAATTAGTAGCAACACCAACTGGAATTTGATTCAGTGGGTCAGCAATATTGTCAATGACATATGTTATACTACCTAAACTACTTTTAGCAAAGTTATATTTCTCAATGCCAGCTCTAAACGCAATAATTGGTCGAACTCCACGGAAATTTTCTTGTAAATAAGTTTCTGCTGTTAAGTTTGGATATTGATAATCAGTATACTCTGCAATAACCTTAACTACTTCTTCATGTATCCAAAGGTTACGTCTACTCCAAATACTTTGATCTGGACTATGTCTTTCTTCTACTACATAATCTCTACTTAACACATCATATGATGTAAAGTCATATGATGGATATATAAAATCAGTATCTGATGCATCCCATTGGCTTGGCTCTTCTGCCCCATATACAGTGTCATTAAACCAAACACGTTTTCCAAATCCATTTGCACCAGGACCTTCGAACTGCTTTGTTAAACTAATTGCAGTACCAACACCATCAACAATGTAAGTGTGGTCTTTATTGTATAGTGAATTACCAGTTGTATTTGCGCCAGTAAATCGTACACGCATACCATTTTGAAACCCAAGTTGTTTTCCATTTGCCAAGGTTGGTGTTTTATAGTATGGTAACCCAACAATATCAGAAACAGAAATCGGATCTGCTGCAGTCGCTGGTATATTACATATTGGTAAAAAGTCTACTAACCAAAAATAATGATGGTAGTTGATAAACATATCATAATCAATTGGTAAGTCTAACGTATAACCTGTTTCGTTAAAAATGCGGCTTGTGTTAGTAGTATCAACTTCATTATATTTTAGCAAATCAATTAAATCATCATACGTCATTGCTTCAGTTATATTTTGATCTTGATCTCGAACTACTCCGCCAGGAACAAATTGATAGTTAGTTGCAAAACGGTTGTCTGATATAAATCTATCATTGCTTATATTTTTGTTTTGTATATCACCTAAGTAATAGTTGACTGCTTCCATACTACCACTTGACATCAACTGTTCAAGTGTGCTGTTTAAAAATTTCTTATTAACAGGTGTTTGGAAAATTGCAGGAAGTAAATCTACTGTACTCCGAGTACCAACGTATTCGGAACTTTCACCAGGTCTAGTAGATTGTTTTGCTACAATTGGTTTAGCATGGAACTTGCTCATGTAATGTTTACTCCGCTATTTGCTGCAATTGATGTAGGTGTATAAACTGTACTCTTGTTTACTATGATGTCACTAGTTGATATAACTGGCAAAAACAATTCATCACTATCACTAATTATTTCAAATAATGCGTTTGGATTTGCTTGATTATCTACTGATTCGATATTAATCTGCGCTATTTGACCAACTGTATTGTTGTGGATAAAGGCCGCTAGTTCAGTAAAGTAAAATGTATCTCCAAAATCCCAACTGTCAATACTAAAATATAGATTGATCAATCGTATTATTTCTTGTTTAATTTCAGTATCACTTAGTGTACTATTTGCAGTTTTGGTTACATTAAATTTTGCTTGTAGTTCACTACTTGCCAAGTTACCAAAAAGTATTTTGTACTTAACTGGTCTATATATAACTTGATCACTGATTGACTTTTTGTTGTCTAAACTTTTAAACAAGTCATTCAACGAAGATATAGTAGGAGGATTTGGTTTAGTATATGCTCTACCATCAAATCTTGCCCATGTTCTAAAACTGTTCTCATAAGATGTTAACAGTACATATGTATCAATAATGTTAGTTGTTGCTGGATCAATAACTTGATTAGCATCAGCAATACGTGTATATTTGCTTGATAGTCCACTACGTCCAGTTACTGATGTGCCGCTACTAGTATTATGTACTGTATACGTAAACCCATTAACAACTTTTGTATTAAGTTTGATTGTTTCGTCTCCAACAATATCATGGAATGCACTTGGATTTACTGGAAACCCATCATTTTTAGGACTTGACAATGTTAGTCTAATTTTGTTAGGATCAGTATAACCATCTGGATATACAAAATATCCAAATGCATTCATAATATAATCTGAACCAATTGGTAAACTGTTTGATTTGCTTTTACTATTAATTCCTAGTATCTTGATATTGTCCATACTTGGTTTTAGTGTCTCACTACTAAATGTTTCAGCAAAGTTTAAGTTAGCAAATTTAACTTGCTCATCACTACCAAACACATAACGAGTTTTGCGGGTTATAATTTCCCACTGTGATGAAGTATAATTTAGTCTTATAATCCAACTGTTGTCAAGACCTGTACCGTTTGTATCACCTTCATATGTTCTACTCCAACTACTTGGATTGTTATTTGTAATTGAACTAGTGACTAAGTCACTACTATCAACTATTGCCCATGCTTGTGTTGCAGCATCATAACGTAAACCAAAGCTGTTTTTGTTTGTAATACGAGTAAGCACATTTGTTTTAATTGCACTGGTTAAATCATTAGCCCAACTTGGCAAAATACGTTTAATGCGAGCACCACTTGGAATAACTCCGCTTAATACAATACTACCACGGCCAATCATATCAATACCAGTTGGTGTACCAATACTATTATCGATCCCTAGTCCGTCATTGTAAATTCCAGTTACTCTTACCCATTTTGTATCTGCATTTGAAATTACGGCTGTTGCACTTGCACCGCTACCGCCACCACCACTAAGTGTAATACTTGTAGCACTGTCATAACTTAATCCGCTATTTGTAATAGTAATACTAACTAACGCTCCACTACCATCAATATTTGCAACACCAGTAGCACCTGTTCCAGCGCCTGCTATTGTAACTGTTGGTGCTGATGTGTATCCACTACCAGCACTGGTTATTTTGATACTGCTAATGTATCCTATTTTATATGGAGGAGTTACAAACTCAATGATTGAATTTATATCAATTTTATCCATTGGTGCAACGCCGTTTGACTTAACTCGTTGTATAGTACTAGTGTCGTTAGTTAAGTATCCAGTACTTGTGTTTGCACCCTTAGTAACTTGATTCCAACGGAATGCATTTGTTGCACTACCGTTTGCATTATAGTAAACAATATTAGCAGTTGTGTTAGTATATTGACTAGCTGGAGCATATGCTCCATCTGGACCATAATACTGCCTATCATAAAAGAAGTTTTTAACTTCTGGATTATCCAATAGTGGCTTAATAAACCTACTGTATGTTTGTTCACTGTTTAAATTAGTTGGTAGACTAACTACACTACGTGCCGCAATATCTTCTCTGTACAAATATCCATCGTCTAAGAACTGTATAGCGTCACTATAACTGCCAGTTGGATCGTTAAAATCTCTAAAGCGACTGTGTCCACTATGTACACGGTTAACACTTTTAATTTTGCGTATGTTTTCACTTACTGTTAATGGAAATATACTGTAATCTTCTGCTGTTACTAATCTATCTTGTGTACTAAAGAAACGTCCAGCATTGTCTTTAATGCTTTGTAAACTTTCACGTTCACTAGCATTGCTTATTCTAGTTTTTAAACTAGCACTAAACACTGCACGATATGTATTTCCATCACTACCTGCGTAATCAAACGAATATGAAGTTGATCCAAAACTTTCTGGATTTAGTGCATAACTACGGTTTAATCCAGTTCTATACCACACACGGATAATACCACGTGGTACGTTCCCAAATAGTCCGTCACCAAACACAATACTAATTTTATCATCTTCTCTACTTGATACAGTATAAATGTTTCTAAAGTTATTGTCAAGATTATTATATATTGCATTTAGTCCGAAGATTCGATCAACTTGATTCCAATTAGATGATACTTGTCCAATTTCATCAATAGTCTGTACCCAAATATTTCCGTTTGCTACATTAGTGTCATCAATATCAAGTACAAGATTTGGCAATCCGTCAGTAATGTTAAAGTCTTTGAAGTTTAATGTGCCTTGTTTAAATCCTAAAAAGAATCCAGTGTTTGGACTACTAAACCCACCATTGTCATTTTTGTATAATATATCAAGTGCACCAAATGGATCAGGTGTTTTTTCTTGTATACGATTTGAGTTAGTATTATAATACAAACTATGTGCACCAAATACTGCTCGTGTTCCAGAAATATTTGCGTTAAACTCGTACGATGGTTCAGCACCTATACTTGTTGTTCTGTAAATTTCGTTTGAGATGCCGTCACGCACACTCCTACTAAAAGGTGTACCAAATTGGTTACTGCCGGCAAAGATGCTGTTCATTACTGTAATAAAGTTTTGATAAAAAACTGGATCAGTTACATCTTCAAACTGCAAGTCCACATTTGCAAGACTGTTTCCGTCTACATCATAAACTGTTTCACTTGTTTTTACACTATCAATTTTTAAATAACCACTAGCTACTACATTACGTGTTGGGTTATACCCCAAAAACTCAGCAATACGGAGGGCGCTGTCTCTACGTTCTGCTGTACTTAAATAATTTTCACGTGAGTTAAGATCATTACGGAATGCTAAGTTGTGTCCCAGAAATGCCATAAGTTCTAGTAAACTTGTAAACTCACTTGAGCTGATCCAGTCATTAAAATTTTCTGGGTAGTTGGTATCTATGTACTCTACCATTGCATTTTTAATAGTGTCAAAGTCGTATGCTTGGAAGTTTGCTTGCGCAAAACTTTCATACACTACACTAAAATCTTCAGCTGCAAATAAACTGCTCTGTCTTGCGCCTTGTGCCATTATGTTGTCTCACTTGTGTATGTTAAATATAGTTCTTCAGCCAGCCCAGTATCATCATAAACAACACGTACTCGTATATCTAATTGATGATCTGAAGGTTTAGTTAAATTTAATTCACTAAAAATCCATCTTGGGTCACTGTCAATAATATTTTGTACATCTTCAGTTGCCAAATTTTCTGTAGCTTCGTCTAGAGGTTCAAAAATTAAATCATGTAGTATTGACCCAAAGTTTGGGTTCATTACTCTTTCACCTTTACGAGTGTAAAAGTGGTTTAGCAAGTCACGCAGTGCTAAATCCTTGTCTGTAAGGATTGAGTTAATGCTTTTGCTATCAATTGTGCTATATCCAACGTATGTAACCATACTGATATTTATAGCAAAATTAACTGCTACTTTTTAAATTTTAGTAGTAAATCGGACAATATCACCAGTATTCAGTGTTTTTGTTATAGTAATAACATTGTTAAGCAAAGTAAAGTCAAAAAAGTGTTGAATTACCTCTCCGTTAATTTCCACTTTAAGTTTTTCTACTGGTTCCATACTAGGAGTAGTTGAGATTGTAAACACACTACTACCACTGTATGTGAATTGATCAACGACTAATTTACTGTCATACTGCTTTGCAATAGTACGTTTAATACCCTCTGGTGTTTTTGAAAGGAATTTTAGTGTTTCTGCATAGTATGCAAATCTTGCTCTTTCTAAGTCGTCCTCACCTAGCGCATCGATATCATTTTTATCACGCATTTCATATATACCAGTTTGTCTATGCCAACTACGTGATTTTGTTTTTCCATAGTCACTTAATCTTATAATTGATGCTGCTTGTGAGCAAAAATTTCGATTAAAGTTGCTACGTTTAATTGCACTTGCAAGTGAATCCCAATCACTATTAACAATGTAATCTCGTAATTCATATACACCTTCATTGGCAGTTACTTGCAAAATGTCGCCATTAATAATATAGTAAAGTATTAACCCATCATACACACATTGTGGTATACTAGGTAATCCAAAGTCTTTTAGTTGTCTAATGAGAGTACGCTGATTGTTTTGAAAATCTTGTATCCAAATATTATATGCTTCTTGCTCAGTGATTCCACGATCAAAACCAGGAATACTGTAACCAGTTTGGTTATATCCAACATATGTTGACATATTAAGAGTTACAAGAATTACTTTGTCACTAGCAGTTATTGTATTAATGTCTAACCTGGTATTCCAGTTTTCGTCTTTAACAATAAATTCTTCCCAATTTGTCTTAAATTTAGATAAAATAGTCATAATTATTGCCTTCTGCCTGAACGAATATTTTTAGCTTTGGCTCTGCGTTCCAGTTCTTTTTCAAAAGCAGATTTTCGTTGTTCATTTTCACCAGCAAAAGGACTCGGAGCTGAATTAGTTTTTCCTACGTCACTTTGTTCATAATCCACTGGAGATGACTTTGGATAGTCGAATTTCGATACATCATAATCAGTTGCTGATGTTTGTGCACTTGATGGTGCTTGTGCAGCAATTTTATTACCTTGTGCACTATGTCCGCCCCATGGTTCATGTTCAGGTACTCTTGGATTAATGCTTTCTATTACTGCACGATTTACATTTAAACTTCCGCTTGTTGGTCCAACTGCACCCAATGCTGAAGGACCGTTTAAGTCTAACATACCATCTGTACTAATTCTACCATATCCTTTAGCTTTAAGTTGTAAATTTAAATCAGTTGTTAGTCGTATGTCTTTATTTGCTTTAAGTTGTATTGGCCCTGTTGCAGTTTCTGCTTGTATACCTGCGGCACCACGAGCTTTAATATTAAATGAATCAGCATCCATGTTAATATCACCGCCAGCATAAAAGTTAAAGTCTTTTTCTGCATGATAACTTACACTACCTTTTGCATAAACATCAACATTTCCATCAGCATCCATTTGCATCCAACTAGTGCCTTTTTGGTTTGTTATATATACAATACCAGCAGTGTCATTGAAAAGCATTTGTGCTCCGCCTGCACTACGTAAACGTACTAAGTTATTTTGACCTTCTTCACGTGATTGGTCTGGTACATAATTTACTCCTTCTCTATGAGCAACTGTACCGTCATCCATTACAAAACTATGTCCTGCAGGAGTTACAAATCCTGATACATTAATCGGTGACTCACGTCGTGAACCACTACTACCAATCCCACGTATTGGGTCTAATGCAGTACCTTGCTCAGCAATTGCATTGCTAACTGGATGTCTACTTCTAGTATTTCCTGATTGCTTAACTCCTGGGTCAACTGATGCGCCGATGGTATTTTCATTTGTTATTTCACTAACTGGTAATCCAGGTATTGAACCGTTACGTCCAACTGTTGGCAGTACGCCAATTAAAAACCCAATGGGATCGTCTCCAGTAAACGCAACTAAAACTTCAGTGCCAGGACCAGGCGGAGGGAAGCATGCACCGTATGCAACTGATGTATTTTCACCAGTAATTGATCCACCAAATGGAGATACTGTTCTAACTTTAGTAAATTTATGTCTTTCTTCACGGGTATCTTGGTTTCCCCATCTTTCATTATTAACTAATTTAACATATATTGCTTGTCCATAATCAGGGTCAGCTACATCAACAACATTACCCACAAACACTCCGTTAGGCATTGCAAATCCAACACGATCACCACTAGAATACACTGATGGTATTCCAATCGAATCTCTATTTGTATTTGTTGCTCTATTTTGTTCTTTATTTGACATAATGTTCCTTAACTATTATTATACATATTTACAAGCCAAGTTGGTGGGCGGTGGTGTTTGGTACGTTCACCCGAACCGCCCCAATATGGTGCTGCATTCGGACTTAGGTTTGCACCAATACCAGGTGTCATTGCAATATCATAATGATGTGCAACGCCAGACATATATAATCCTGACCCAGATCCATACGCTGGGTTAGCTATACCAACACTTGGTACTAACCCTGCACTTCGAGTTTCTGTTAAAAACGCTGATGTGTAGTTTTGTATAAGGGCAAGATCTTGCGGATTTTCTACACTTAATAATCTATTACCATCATAAAGTTGAACATCAGCAGCATAGCCATTGTGTCTGCCGCTTCCTCCTGGTCCTCGGTTTCCACCCCTAGGTGTTATAACACCAGTTAGTCCAGTTGATGACGCAGCACTTTCCATAGCAGTCAATAATCTACCGTCTACTCCAGTTCTAGGACCAGTTATAGTACCATTGCCACTTCCGGTTGCTGATGGATCTAGTGTACTACTTGTATCATTAACAACATTACCATTGGTGTCTGGCTGTGGGTCTGTATCATCATTTGTATTATGATAGTTTGACTTTAACGAGCTTGGCTGGTCACCAATTGTTTTTCCTTCTAATAATTGATTAATCAACATGGTATTATTAGTATTAGTGTCTCTTATTGAATCAAGAGTTTGTTTAAATTCACCCATCATGTATTGTGAGGTAACACTTTTAACACGGTATAATGCTGTTACGTTAAATATTTCCTCAGGCATTAACCCATCTTCACTTTCAAGGACTGGTAATCTCATATTAAAAAAGTACCCTAATCCGCCAAACTCATAATCGGCCTGATTGTCATTAGTTGCGGCGGCGCCTTTGGGTTTTCCTAACCAATAAGGATCTCCTCTAATATTTAATCTCTGCTCTACTAATTCACCAGTAGCATTAAGATTAATTTCTAATGCACCCAACATTGCAGTTCCAGGATCATCGTTAGTATCAGCACCGCTTGATGCTAAACTATCATTAACACTTCTATAATCAAACTGCATTGATGTTTGATCTGATTCAAATTCTTTACTAAAACGTGTATTTCCATCATAAAGATCACTTTGTGTTATGTATTTGAACGTAGCGGGTTTAAATCTGACTGACTCCGTATTTGTATTTTCAAAAAGTTGTCTATTACTTTCTTCAAGTGTTTGCTCTTTAAGTTCAAGATTACGTTGTGCTTCGTCTATCGCCGCAGTGTTAGCTTCGTATTCACGATTGGTTCGTGCAAGTTGTCCATCTTCATTTCTTGGGTCTACTTGGCTTAGTTTTGCTTCCAATCTTGTTCGTTCTGTTTCAAGTCTTCTTACGGCTGATACAGCGGTTGCATACTGTTGTCTTGCATTATATGCAGCAGATTCTGCTGTCGTTAACCCTGGAAACTGCTGGTTGGCACCCAGCTGGCCACCAGCAATGGCTTGAGTAACAAAAAATATAGTGTTTAATGATAAGTCAACATCAAGTACTTCAGTGTTGAGTCCAGTATATGTATAATCATATCTTTTGCGTAATAGTCCATTGCGTAATATATTATTCATACGAGCTTGTTGAGCACTGCTATCACCTGCTAGCTGTTTAAAACTTATAGGATCATGAACTCCCTGTGGCGCAGCATATGCTTTTATGTTGTAGATAAATTTTCTCACATATTGCTTTGCAACTGAGTCATAAGGCTCCTTGTATTCTACTTTTGTTGAAAACATAAACCACTGCATAAGTTCACTTAATCTGTTAAAGTCAGCAACTGCATCATCTGTATTATCTTTAGCAAACCTGTTTTTTCCAACTAGGGGTATTTTTTTAAATTCTTTAGTTTGTAATATTGCTGCAGCAATCGCCGCTGTCATACTTGTACCTTCAGCAAGTGTAAATGTGACTACTCCACCAGCTGACGTCACACTAACGTTGCGACCTTCTTGTAAGTTTTCGCCACGTACAGCATCAAACTTCCAATTTTTCCATTCGTCAGCCGCTCCTTCTGTACCAAATTCATATATGTTTGGATATAGCCTTGTGACTGTAGTTTCAACTAGTCTTTCTGTTTCTTTATTAATTTCGTCAGTAAAATTAGTTAAAAACTCTCCAAAGGTACTGGCTGATACAGATAAATCAGTTTTTAGATGGTAGTCCATTCGACGATACGCATTAGATTCAGTTTCTACAAACGCAACTTGGTAATTAGTTGCACTATCTTGATGCTTTATTTGAAAGTCTGTTATTGATGCAACATACCAAAATGGACCAATCTCTTCATCTTTTATTGAAGTATTGTCTTGTTTCCATCCTCGAAATTTAAGCTCAAGTAGATAACTTGCTTCGATATGATTTCTAATACCAAGTTCTCTAGCTGCTAACATGATTCGATTTAGAAATGTCATACCGTTTGCTTCTTGAAAGGTAATATCCCAAGTGTTAGCAACTGCATTTCTATTGTCTCTTACAAATCCTAATGTTGTATTTTGTATTACTGTTTCAAGACTAATTTCATTTTCAACACCAGTCTCTGCTAATGTAATATATGTGCCGTCTGTTATGTTTGTTTCAAATTCTTGAGCACGAGTTGGATTAATCATATGTATCGCCCAACTGTAAGTATAAGTTTCATATTCGTTTAAAATATTATCTTTATAAAAGCTAGCAGAGTTATTAACAAATTGTCTGTTATTACTAATTCTTGCAGCTTCCCTGGCGTCTGCAATCTCGTCTAAAGTACCCATTAGCTCGCTCCAAAAGAACTTGACTTAGCAGGGACTTTAATTTCTAATCCCGCAACAAAATCATTGATTGGATCTCTAAGTTTGTCTCTATTATAATGAACAAACACCCACCAAAATCTTGGATTTCCATACATATCAAATGCAAGTAAGTCTGGACGACGGTGGTATCGATTTCCAATGCGTACTAGCGTTGCATTTTCTGACAAACTAGCATTGGTTAGTTTTGGCTGATAGATATCTAAATACTTTAAATTTTGAGAAGTTATTGCATAGTTACTGGAGTTAGAATATTTTGCCATTAGATAAACCCTTGTCCATATAACTTACCATTAATAAACTGGTGTTTACTAAATTCACGCTTTTGTTTAGCTGGATTTATACTAACAAGTAAATCAAGTGCAATCGTTTGTACTGCTGGCAACGCTTGTGGTTTACCGTTTTCGTCCACCACTTCAACTAAGTCAGTATCACTTTGATAAGGAATACTTACATTGCCAACAAAAACTGGAACATTATTAAATTGATTTGATCCAAAACTAGAAAACCTCAATTTAGGCGGCGGTGTACCTGCTATTGGTGATGTTGTCGTATCTTGTATACCATAAAACATTTTTGTCACAGAACGTAAGAAATGTATTACCCCTTGTGTATATAGATGTTCGTCTCGAGTAACATTACTAAATTGTGCTGTTATTTGTATAGTTGGACTTGGTGTTCCAGCATATGCATGTGTTGTATAATTAGTATGTGTTAAATTATACTGATTGTAATTGACAGATTGGTTGTACACAATATCTGGTTGTACAGGAAATACTAACCCGCCAGTATCTCGTAGCACTGCCGCTGGACCAGCATAATATATATCTGGCGCCATGCAACTGATTTTTGTTCTAGCTGAATTACTTATTGCCATTTAATTTACCTTTTACAAAATTGTAAACTTTGGGATTAAACTTTCCAAAAAAGTCCTCGAACGCTTCACGCTTTTTCTTTTCTTCAATGCCATCCATACGCATTACATTTCTAAATGTAGTAGCACTACGACCATCGTCTTTAACAGGCACAGTATAAATGTATCCTGCTTCGTCACTTGAAGTTAATTGTTCGCCGTCTTTATACATTCTAAGATATCCGCCTGTCTTCAATCGTCCTGCATCTTTTTCACTGAATACTAGCAACAACGCTGTGTTGTTGGGATCCTTGCCAGTTGCACTTACATCAGGTTGATACGGGCTAGTGCGGATAATTTTATCTGCAGGTATACCAAACATAGTAGTCATAATACCAATTTTCTCTTCGTAACTAAACGGATCTTTTTCTGGCTGTGCATTCTTAGCTATTGTAGTAGCGATAAATACATTTGAAGAACCAAACTTGCGAACTAAGTCCATATAAACTTTATGATGGCCACTATGCATAGGTTGAAATCTTCCACCATAGAATACAGCAATGTCAGTTGCTTCAGCTTCAGTAAGTTGTGAGTATCTCATGTCGTTCTCCTATAATACTATTTATAGCACGAATAAGTACTAGTATAATTAGAAGAACTTGACAACACTAAAAATATGTGTTATATTCACATTAATTTAAGGAAAGATCAATGAGAAAACAAAATTATCTTAATAACAAGGATATGTTAAAAGAAATTCACAAGAGTAAACTAACATATTGTCATATGTTAGATGACGAATATGAAAGATTTGATATTATTGTAAATTCATACGAAGATATTTTTGATCCTGATGTAATTCAACAGGCAAGAGAAAATAGAGCAAGTGTGTTGAGTTCACAAGGATATGAAGAATCTTATAGAAAATGGCAAGCAAGTGGGAAACGAGTTAAAGATAAACCAAAGCAAGCTGACACAAGAGTTATTGCAGATGAGATTAATCCTGACGAACTAATATTTAGATTAATGACATTTGAACATGTACCGGGCGATGCTAAACGTAAAACTAATCCAAAAACAGAAGCAGACCGCCATGTTAAGGTTAACTTTCCACCATTTAAACATTATGCTAAACGCAATGGCGAAATACAAGAGGTTGTACGTAGTCACTGGGAAGGCGGACTTGATAATGGAGCATTTAGCACAACACATGGTTATACAACAAATGAATTAGCAAAAATGTATATCAAACTGTGTGAGCGTTACAGTATGCGTAGCAATTGGCGTGGGTATACTTACGTAGATGAAATGCGTAGCCATGCACTTATGCAATTATCCCAGATAGGGTTAAAATTTAACGAAGACAAAAGTCAAAATCCTTTTGCATACTATACCGCAGTTGTTACTAATAGCTTTACAAGAGTACTTAACCTTGAAAAACGTAATCAAAACATACGTGATGATTTACTACAAGAAAATGGGTTCAATCCTAGTTTTAGCAGACAACTTGACCACGAAGCCGCTGAAAAGGCCAAATGGGACGAAAAAAGCGAAAAAGAACGTAAAGAAGCTACTGGTACAAACTTCTAGTTGACAATCTTCAATATAAAGTATATCATCAACACATGACATTTTTTAATAGAGCGGCTTGCTTTGCTGATATTCACTTCGGCAATAAGAATAACAGCAAACAACACAACAAAGACTGCGACGAATTCGTAGATTGGTTTATTGCGAATAGCAATGACTGCGAAACATGCATTTTTTTAGGAGATTGGCACCACCATAGGGCTGGTGTTAACGTTAGTACACTTAATTATAGCGTAAACAATGTTCGAAAGTTAAGTGAAAACTTTGAAAAGGTGTATATGATTATGGGCAACCATGATTTATACTATCGTGAAAAGCGAGAACTTAATAGTTTGCCATATGCAGACTTATTTCACAATGTTACACTAGTGGAAGATGTAATAACACAAGATGATGTTGCATTAGTACCTTGGCTAGTAGGAGATGAGTGGAAACAAATACACAAAGTACCAGCTCGCTATATGTTTGGACACTTTGAACTACCACATTTTAAAATGAACGCAATGGTAGAAATGCCAGACCATGGTGGTATAAATGTAGAGCATTTGTCAGGTCCTGAATACGTATTCAGTGGTCACTTCCATAAACGTCAGCATAAAGGTAATATCCATTACCTTGGATCTCCGTTTCCTCATAACTATGCAGATGCATGGGATGATGATAGAGGCATGATGAAGTTAACTTGGGGCGGCAAGCCAGAGTATTTTGAGTTTGATGGACCAAGATACCGCACAGTACCATTAAGTAGACTAATTGATGATGCTGATAGTATATTAAACAATAAGACTTATTGTAGAGCAGTACTAGATGTAAACATTACATATGAAGAAGCAAACTTTATTAAAGAAACCTTTGCATCACAATATCAATTACGTGATATTACACTAATGCCCAGTAAAAAAGAAGAACACGCACAAGATTGGCGGCAAGTTGATGATTTAGAGGTTGAAAATGTAGACCAGATAGTGTATAATAGCTTAAATGCTGTTGACAGTGAAATGATTGATCGAAAGTTACTAGTGGATATATATAACAACCTATGATTATTATCAAAGATATTACAATTAAGAATTTTATGAGTGTTGGTAACGTTACACAAGCTGTACGTTTTAATGACAACGGCCTTACTCTTGTATTGGGCAATAATGTTGACTTAGGCGGAGACGGCAGTCGTAATGGTACAGGTAAAACTACTATCATTAATGCACTTAGCTACGCTATGTACGGTAATGCATTAACAAACATACGTAAAGATAATCTAATTAACAAAACTAACGGCAAGGGCATGTTAGTTACACTTGATTTTGAAAAAGATGGTATACAATATAGAATTGAGCGTGGTCGTAAACCTAACATCTTTAAATTTTATGTTGACAACATAGATACAGACAGTGGTAACGAAGCACAGGGTGAAAATCGTCAAACGCAATCTCAAGTAGATAAATTGTTTGAAATGAGTCACGATATGTTTAAACATATTGTCGCCTTAAATACATATACAGAACCCTTCCTTAGTATGCGAGCAAATGATCAACGAGCGATTATTGAACAGCTACTTGGCATCACTATGTTAAGTGAGAAAGCAGAAGGTCTTAAAGAGCAACAAAGGTTGAATAAAGATGCAATCAAAGAAGAAGAGTATAGAATTAAAGCAGTTGAAGATGCAAATCAAACAATTGCAAAGAGTATTAGTGATCTTGAACGTCGACAAACTCTCTGGCAAACCAAAAAACAAGAAACCTTGCAAGAACTAGAAGTAGCTATTAACGTATTAGACAAAGTTGATATTGAAGACGAAATACAAAAACACAAACAACTATCCGATTACTTGGAAAAGAAACGTCGAGTAGACGAAGCAAATCGCTGGATCTCCAGAATAGATGCTGATAACAAAAAACTAGATAAACTTATTATCAAACTAGATAAAGAGATAGTACTGCTACATGATCATAAGTGTCATGCATGTGGACAAGATTTACATGATAACAGTCATGAAGAATTGCTACGTAATAAAGAAGACCAACTAGCTGAAGCACGTATGCAAATTTTGTCTAACGGTACACAAGAACAAGAACACCAAGAAGTTGTTGTTGAAATTGGAGATCTAGGGCAACTGCCAAGTACATTGTATAACACAGAGCAAGAAGCATACCAACATCAAAATCAAGTTGATAAGTTACTTACAGAATACTCAAACAAGCAAGCAGAAACAGATACATACCAAGAACAGATTAACAGTCTAAAGGAAACTGCACTACAAGAAGTTAGTTGGGATAAGATGAATGAACTCGTGCGTGTAAAGGAACACCAAGACTTCCTGTACAAACTGTTAACTAATAAAGATAGCTTTATACGTAAACGTATTATTGAGCAAAACTTACAGTATCTAAATTCTAGACTTGCATACTATTTGACTAAGCTAGGGTTACCACACGAAGTACAATTCCAACCAGATCTGAATGTAGAAATTACAGAACTAGGTAGAGAACTAGACTTTGATAATCTAAGTAGAGGCGAACGTAACAGACTTATACTTGGTCTTAGCTGGAGTTTTAGAGATGTATTTGAAACTATGAACACACCTCTTAACTTTATGGCTATTGACGAGCTTGTAGACAGTGGAATGGATACTAACGGTGTTGATAGTGCACTCAGTGTACTTAAAAAGATAGAAAGAGAAAGAGGAAAGAACATTTTTCTCATATCTCACCGTGATGAATTACAAGGTCGTGTTAATACTATCTTGCAAGTTATTAAAGAAAATGGATTTACGTCATTTAGTGTAGACACGGAGATTGTAGACATTGGTGGATGATATTGATGATGATTTACTACAAAAACTAGGTGGAATGATATTTGAGTCTCCAGACAAAGGTAAAACTGTACGTAGTAGACCAAGTCCAGAGCATCCAATTTTTTTACTTTCTAACGGTATACTACCATATGATATTTGGTACAAAATATATGGAAACGGATAATGAACGATACAATTACAATTACAACAACAGATACTACTAGCATAGTTGATAGCGATTTAGACTGGAGCACACTAAATGTATCATCTATAAGTACACCAACGTACTCAGGTTCAACTACTACAATTTCGTTAGACGATTTAGTTATTACTGATGAAAAACGCACATCAGTTCGTGATAGTGGTGAATTACCGATTGACATATGGGCAAAGATGTATAATAATGGAGTTATAGATGACGAATGATTTTATATTTGATCTCGATGGCACATTAACTAATGCTAGAGAGTACATTGACCCACAGTTTGAAGAATTTATGCATGAGTTTACTGAAAAGTACTCATGTAGTATCTGTACGGGAAGTGACTATATAAAAGTTGAAAAGCAACTAGGTAAAGAACTAACTGATAAATTTTCTACACTATTTTTAAGTAGTGGTAACCATATTATACAAGACAACAATGAAGTTTACAAAAGTGAATGGAAGTTGTCACATGACGAACACTGGTTTTTTATGGAAAAAATACAGTTATCCAAATACTTTAACAAAGTTGCTAACCAAAACGACAGTATTGAACATCGTATTGGTTGTGCTAACTTTAGTGTTATTGGAATAGATGCTAGTACACAAGATCGTCACGAATACAGTATGTGGGATTCACAACATCATGAAAGAAAACACATAGCAAAACACTTTAACGAATTATTTGGATACCGATCATCTGCAGTGATTGGTGGGAAAGTAAGTATAGACATTATACAAAAAGGCAAAGATAAGGCACAAATACTAGAATACTATGAGGCATCAGACAACATACACTTTTTTGGCGATAAAACTAAACCTGGCGGCAACGATTACACACTAGCAATGGCAG